GTCGTTACTATCGACAACACCGTTACCATCAGAATCAGTTTGCTGTACTTGTGCAGAACCAAAGAAAAGCTCACGAAGAGCTTCTACGGTAGTGACTGCAGTAATTTCAGATTGACGGGTGTTACAAGCAGAGCGAACAGCACCACGATAAGTAAGCCACTTAGAGGCAACAGTAGTACCAAGCTCAGCTGCTTTAGCTAGAATATTTACTGTGTAAGCTCCTCCACGCGAGTGAATGTTGTGCGTAAAGACAACATCCGCCCACTTCATATTTTCGAATTCGAAGTCCTCCGGGGTACACCTTTTTTCGTCGTCGTACCCCAGAGGATTATCGTCAAAGCGAACCTCAACTACGTCTCCGCACTTTTCCGCCAGCTTTTGCATGGGCATGAGTATTCTATAATACGCACATCCACCATGGTTAGCGGGGCAGCACAGAATACGTAGTTTCCGGTCCTTTTCCATTAGACGTTAACGTCCTTTAAGTTTTGCAGAAAACTGTCGCCGTCATCAGAAGATGAATCTCCGTGAGTAGGCGCAGGGCGTTCAGGTCTAGTGATAGATTCAATCTCCATAGCAAGAGACTTCAACTCATCGTATTCAGGAAGTTTGATAAGGGCATGAATATCATGCAACTCATCCATCCAAGTTGAAACTTGAGCTTCCGAACCTGCTGGAGTGCTCTTCGGACGAGGAGCAGACTTGTCGTAGTTCGGGAATCCACCGATTTGTTCCTTGATGATTTTAAAATCCCAACCAGAAGCAACATCAGTGATATCACCGTAGTCTTCGTCAAAGAATGAATCTAGAATCTTACTAAACAGCTTTTGTCCCACGGATAGAATCTTAACACTCTCGTCTCTTCGGTCAACAACGTTCATATAAAAACGCTTGCGAGCCTTAATCTTACGAGCAGTATCAATCAGTGGTTGAGCTGCTGGGTTTTCTTTTCCAAGTTCGTTAACCTGCTTCCACAAACCGTAGTAAGTATCGCATACAGGACACTTGCCACCTTTCTCTCGCGGACAATGATAGTTCTTGTCGTTGATTCTGTGGATAGAAGTTTCAGAATAGAATTGACCATCAGGGTCGTTCGGCGGTAGGACTCTAACGTAAGAAGTTCCATCTTCCATCATGAAAAACTTCTTAAGAAAGTCTTGGTTTCCTCCACCAGGATTATTAATTTGTTGATATTTTTTACGTAGTTCGTCAATGTTAACCATTAGTTATTACCTCAGTTTATTAAAGTTCGTGTAGTTTAATTTCCGCCCTTTTGTTAGCGGACATCTGAACCAACATATCTTTTTGATGGTCCAGAGAAGAGACTAGATTTTTAGCTAAGTTATATTTATGTTGAGCATCTCTTACAACAGAAGACTGCTCTCGTAAAGAGGGCACTGTCTTCAAGTAAGCGTCTAAGGCTCTATCAGTTGCTTTTT